ATGGTCTGGCCCAGCATGGTACAGAATCAAAACAGATAAAGAAGGATTTCCAGAAGAGTTTAAATTAGTACATTTCCATCCACTTGACTTAGGTCATGGCACATCAACAGAATGGGAAGCTAAAGACTTAGCCAAAATACTAAGAACTACTTATGAAAAATATCCTTCATTAAAGAAATGCTTTATGGGACTTATTCATAGTCATCATACAATGGGAGCATTCTTATCTGGAACAGATCAAGCAACTGTACAAGAAATGGCACCAGTCAAAGGCTTTTATGGTAGTTTAGTAGTTGCAAGTAGTGGTAAAGCTACTGAAGCATTTGGATTTGGATATAAAGACCAATATGGTGCATCACATTGTTTAGAAATTGATAACGATAAGATTGAAATCAAAATACCTGAATACAAAATTGAAGATGATTGGAAAGAACAAGCTGATATTATTGAAAAGAATAAACCAGCTGCTACACCTAAACAAATGACCATAGGAGGTGGACTATCTTATGTTCCTTATAAAGAAAAAAGAAAGAAGGAAATATTAGACAAGCAACCTCAAGACAAGCAAAGGCAAATTAATAAACTTCTAGACCTTAATATAGAAGGCAAACTAGACGATGTACAATTAGAAGCTCAGCTTGAAAAATTAGGTTTAGGTGCAGATGAAGTTTTCTATGTAATGGATGAAGCAGATAATAATTATGGTTATGGATACGGAGGATATTATGGCGGATACTAGATTCCTTAGAAACAAAGACCTTATACCTCAAGGCAAGCTTGACAAAATAGGTATAATAGGATTAGGAGGTATCGGCTCACAGCTGGTACCTCTTTTGTCTATTATGGGCTTTAAGAAGATAGTTGGATGGGATTTTGACACACTCGAAGAGCATAATTTAAGCACAACTATGTACCCACAGAATGCTATGGGGACAAGTAAAGCTGAAGTAGCTGAAAACATATCAAAACTATATGCTGTTAAACCAGGTAATATGAAATTTTATAATGAATATTATAAAGAAGAAAGTCCAACACTTCCTAAAATGATTGTATGTGCTGATAATATGGAAGTTAGACTATTGGCGTATAACAAATGGTTAGAACAAGACAATAGAAAAATGTTTTTAGATTTGCGTATGGGTGCTATGGCAATGGAAATTGTTACAGCAACTAAAGACCATGACAATTATATGGATACTTGGCTACCAACTCACAAAATAAGTGAAGAGCCTTGTACTATGAAACATACTATTTTTACAGCGTCCATTGTAGGAGGTTTAGGAGTAGATCAGGTGTTCAATATTGTTGCAAATAAACCTTATTATCAGTATATTTGGTGCGGCTTAATGCCACTTCAAATACGAACTGACAACCTAATAATCAAAGGATAGTTATGGATATTCAAGTAAGAAAAGTATCTACTGACTGGTCTAAATTGCCTAAAGGGCTGACTTGGTATTTTATCGGTCAGCCCAAAACGGGCAAAACATCACAGGCTAGTAAGTGGAGTGATAAAGGAGCAGAGGGTGTTTTATTAATAGACACAGACCTAGGCTCTGATTTTGTAAATAATGCAAATACAGTAACAGTTACATCTTTAAATACACCTACTAGACCTCAAATGCTAGAAGGTAAGCAAGTAACTAAAGATGGCAAGCCAGTAATAGAAGCAGTGCCTCATGATGAACGTGGATACTACAATAGAACAGGTGATGAAATAGGTGAACCTATGGAAGTATATTCTATGGTAGAAGTATACTTATGGTTAAAAGAAAACCTTAAATCATTACCTTATGACACTATTGCTATTGACACAGTTGATCATATTAATAGATGGATTGAGCAGGAAGTATGTGATGAAAGAGGTCAAGCAGCAATGGGAGAAGGCTCTTCATGGGGAGCTGACTGGGCACAAGCAAGGAAGAAAAACCTTGATATCATTAAAAAATTTCAAACGCTATGCAAAGCATTAGGAAGAAACCTAGTGTTGATATCGCATGCAAAAAGCACTGTCGTAACAGACGGTAAAAGTCAGTTAGGGCCTGAGCTACCACGAGGGTTGTCTTATGCTTTAACTGCATCAGCAGACGTGATAGGTTACGCTACAGCTAGTAAAGAAGATGGTAAGTTCTATATTTCTTTTCAAGCTTATGATGAAAGAACTGTAGGCAGCAGGTTAAAACCTTTAGCCCAGAAAGTTCTTGATTTTGATTACGATAGCGTAATGAAGGAAATCCTAAAATACAAAGAACAGGAGTAATACATGCCGTTTAGAGGTACAAATGTACAAGATAAATCTGAGTTCAGTTCATCACCGAATTGGCTTGGATATCAATCAGTAGCATTTACTGATGTAGTAGATAGATCAAGTGAATATGAAAATATGGATATGTTTTTAGAAATATATTTTAAAAATCAAAATTCAGAATATCCTTTTAAATATGCCTTACTAGGGAGTTTCGATTTCGATACTGATGGTAATGTAAATGGGGATAGTGGTCTACTAAAACGCATAGTATATTTTTGTGATGCTCTAGGATGGGATGGTGGTGTAAATAAAAAAGGTCAGTGGGTAGATGGAGACGATAAAGAAATAGAAGATATAGCTTCTTATCTTAATCTTAACTTTACCGCTGCTAATTATGATCTAAAGAAAGATGAAGGCGACTTGAAATACTACATTTATGTATATAAAAAGTATAACGAGAAAGCTGGACAAGCTTATACTACTGTATGCCCAAAAGTAGTCCCTAACGATACTAAGTCTCAAGCAGATTTAGAAAGTTATGTTGACTGGATGAAGGCAAACAAGTATATTGTAGAACATGATGAAAAAGCACCAACTTCGAATGGTACAAGTGGCACCGCTGCCTCTTCACCATTTGACAAATTCTAGTGCAACTCTATCACGAGATAGCAATAAGTAGCCCCCGTAACAGGGGGTTACTTGTTCCTGAAAAACAACTGATAGATATATTATTATCTGAAGGTAAAAAACAAGCAGTATATAAAAGCTTGTATCTATATGATGAAGAAGGTAAAGAATATCATAAAATAAAAAGAACATTCAAAGACTTCTTAGGTAAAAGATACATAAAAGATGTACTAATTGACATAGATAAAGGCCAAAACACAGACGATTATACACTAAACAAAACAAAAGGTGTATTATTTGAACTAGAGGAACTAGGTGTGCATAAACGGTCTTATCGATTATATTATAGCGGCACTGGATATCACATTGAAATAAGCAATGAAGTTTTCAATTTCCCTCAAGGAAATAAAGACTTGCCATTTATTATTAAAGAAACAATGAATAATCTATTCGGTGATATAGACCTATCAGTATATAATAGAACATCAATATATAGGTGTGAAAACACTCTTAATCAAAAATCAAACCTATATAAAATTCCATTAGACTCTAATATTATTAATGATCTATCAGCAGAACAAATAATTGAACACGCTGCTAAGCAAAGACATATTAAACAAGAGCCTATATGGGGAGATGGTGAATTAGAAGACAAGGTTATTACAGAAGTACCTAAAGTAAGAGTACTTCAATCTAATGCAGAACCAAACAATATAGTCCCATGTGTACAAAAGATGTATAAACTTGGCCCCGAAGAAGGATCAAGAAATAATACTTTGATGCGAATAGCGTCCCATTTCTTTAGACACGGATTACCTAGTGAAGCTGCTAAAGCTGCACTACTGCATTGGAATAGTGGACAATTACAAGATGATGTTATTATTAAAAAAGTAGAAGATACTTATAGAGGTGGATATAAATACGGATGTAAAGATGTATTAATGGAAAAACATTGTCAACCTAATTGTATATACTATAAACGTAAAGACTACCTTGTAGATGTTAAGAGTAGTGAAGAGTTACAAGGAGAGCTAGCAGAACGAATAGAAACAGATTTTTCTGGTCGTACAATAGACTTAGCTAAGTTATTTGGAGTAAATGATAAAGATGCAACTGTATATCCAGGTGAATTAGTTACAATATTTGGCTCTACTGGTGCTAATAAAACAGCATTAGCTCAAAATATAGTATTAGGTTATAGTGCAGAAAATGATCAGATAGACAAAGAAAACCAAATACCTACATTATTCTTATCATTAGAACTATCTGGATTTGTAATGCATAGAAGAAATCTACAGATTGTAGCAGGGGCAAGCAAAGATGAGGTACTTAAAAACTACCAAGCACTTTATGAACATCATAAAGAAGAGCTAAGCCACATTATAATGCAATCTGTTAGTCCAACAATACAACAAATACAAGAAAAGATAAAGCAGCTACAACCTAAATGTGTAGTAATTGACTATATAGACTTAGTAGATGTACCATATAATAAACGTGGTGAATACGAAAAGTTAAATTATATAAGTCATAGCTTATCTAACATAGCAGTTAATGATGATATTATAATAATACAAATATCACAAGTATCCAGAGATTATTCACGTAATCAAATAATGGACTTATACGCTGCTAAAGGTAGTGGAGCAATAGAAAATGCATCACGAAAAGTAATTGGTATAACTGGATCATCTGAATCAGCAGACAAAAAGATGAGCATTTACAAAAACAGTGATGGTGACTTATTTGAAGTAGAATTGAATTGGACACCATCTTTCAGACTAAAGAAAAAACCTACAGTATACAGCCCAGCGCTTGGCAAAAGGTTTACAATTAAGGAAGAATAATGCCAGTAATTAAAAAACCAGCAACACAATTAGTAGGTGAACTAATAGATGTCGAACAAGAGCTATTTCTAACACAAGACGAAGACAGAAAAGACGAATTAAAACAAGAACAGAAAAAGCTCCAAACAACAATACGCCACAAAATATCTAATATAGATCATTTTATGGTTGAAATGAAGAAACGAGAGCACCTTATAGACGCAGAAGTAGAATCTTTAAAAGATGAAATACAAAGACTAAAGAATCGAAGACGAGGACTAGAAAGAACGCAAGATTTCTTCAACAGACAACTATTACCTGCTGTAATTCAAGAAGTAGGAGATGAAGATGGAGTATATGAAACTGATACAGCTAGATACAAACTTTACGAATCATTTGGCCCTGTAGACATTGACCATGATATTATATCTAACGATTTTAAAAAAGTAGAAATACTTGAGAAAGTAGATAAAGTAAAAGCCCGAAAAGCAGCAATAGATGCATTTAAGGCTGGTCAAGATATGCCTCCAGGTATCAATATTGACACAGTAAAACGAGTAAGAAGATCATAAATACAACTTCTTGTGAATTACATCATTTTAACAGTAAATTATCAAGGGCTCAGTTGCCTCAAGAAATTGAGCAGTGAGTTTAAACACCTACGCTGAGCCCTGATATTTATGAAGTATGATAAAGAAATATTTAAAGAGGTATTAGAACCTCATCATCGTACTTACTGGAAGATTGCTTACACAAAGCTACAGAGGAAAATGCAAAGCCTCAAATCCTCCCTTAAGAAACGATCCGAAGATAATAACGTATTATTTAAAATTGATATGGAAGAACTTCGGAAGATGTTTTATGATTCATACGGCAAAGGCTGCAAATACTGTGATAGAAAAATGACGCTAAGAAATATGGTATGTGATCATATTGTACCACTTACTAAAGGTGGTGAGTCAACTGTTGAAAATCTTCAACTTATTTGTAAGAGTTGCAATACTAGAAAAGGCCCATTAGATGAGAAAGACTTTATAGAGCTTATCGACTGGGTAAGTCAATTAAAAGAAGAAACAAAAGAATATGTGCTAAGAAAATTAGCAAAAGGAGGACGTTACTAATGAAAGTGACTAAAGAACAAGCAAAGATTATATTAACAGCTTTACAAAACTATAGTGCAGAAGCTTATATTAATGGAAACAACGATGAAATGTTAGAGTCTCAAGATATAATAAAAACAATAGAAGAAGAAATGGGTGAAGGAGACGACACCCAAAGTGTCGGTGTTGGCTCCGAAACGGGGATAGAAAGAGATTATGCTAATCAAGGTAAGCCTAACTGCGAGGTATGCGAATGAACAATAAAGAAGTAATGAAAAATAAAATTAAGCATTTAGAAAATGCATTAATTGAAGCAGACTTTACATTTCAAGCAATGGAATTGAAAATGAGAGAGCTGCAAGAAAAAATCAATAAATACAAAATCACTAATGATCCAAAACATTTAGTTCAAAACAATGAATTAATATTGGAGCTAATACAAAAAAGACTAGACTTAGGTGCAACAAAATACTTGCAACAAGTACCTATTCTTCCTGAAGATGACTTTACTAGAGATAACTTTTATGAAGCTATTGAAGAATCGTTAGATTTATGCGTATATTTAACAGCATTCTTATTAAGATTGATGCAAGAAAAAGAAAAGTTTGAAGAACAAGAAAACAAATCTAAAAAAGATAGCTCAAAATGAGTGTGCTAATTGGAGTCTTGGTAACTGCATTGGCTGTGATGTATATATTGACACAGGATATCTAGAAAGAAACAACTGGACACCAGTATTCTTATCTATAAAATCAAAAAAAGCAGACAAGCCTTGTACAGTTGACAAGGGTTGCGAATATTTTAATAACTTCGTTGTCAAATAAGCTACTGGACTCACTCTAGTTTTATTATTTTTTCTAGAGAGTAGCTTATGTCTCAAAAAGGGCTCAGTTTTTATTCACTTTTCTGAGCCCTATCTTTTTAATACTGCAGCTCTAACTATTCTACCACCATATCTTTTTGCAAGTCTAGTAGCAGATGCATATGCTTTATCCCATTCTTTAGCTTTAATTGCAGATAATAAAGATTTTTTATAAGATTTATAAGGGACTATTTCTGTATTAGTATAGTATGTAATATGAGGATTTTTCTGCACCCATCTTGCACCTTTTGCTAAGTCTAAAGCATCTGTATATAAATAAGATTTTCTTATTTTTACAGGTCTTATTTTTAAATCTTCACCTGCTTTTTTTACCCAAGTTCCAGGATATTTTTTTTCTAACGATGGCATAATATCTTTGCCCGTATATCTTTGATAATTTATATTAGCATTAAAACCACCTATTAATGGCAAAGGTTTTCTCATAGGACTAAATTGTAAAGTTCCTATACCAGTAGCAGGATTGTATTTAAAAGCTTTCATAAACTTAGCTACTTCTTCGTCTATTATACTAACTTGTTTATGTAAAGATTTACCATCTTTAGAGGGAAGCTCTTGTAAATGTTTAAATCTTTCTGTTGCTATTTTTTTTATTTCATTTGAATCACTCAAATCTTTTGTTTTAAACATAACATGTTCAGCCATTTGTTGCATATGATCGTTACGTACAGCTCTTTGTATAGAAAATATATCAGAAGAATTTTTTATTTTTGTAGCAGTTATTTTAGCTTCTGGATGTGCTATATCACTACCCCATACACCTATTGCATTACCATGGTTTCTTAAAGCATCTTTTTGATTAAATGAAAATAAATTACCCATATTAGTTTTTTCTATTCTATGTAACCCCCCAGCATCAAATAATCTTTGTCTAGCTTCAGTAATTTTTCCATCATACAAAATATCATTTAAATTTTTCCAAGCATTCTCAGCCCTAAGAACTCTTTGAGCTTTGCCAAGCTTTCCACGAAGACTAGGGTTCTCACCTGGAGCTAAATTTAACCTTCTTATAGCCATATCTTCTTCCATAGCAGCTCTAAATTGACCCATATTATTAACAGGATTTCCACCTTTTATAATATGGCTTATATCCATATCAAAATCTTTTTTAGCTATGCTTATCAGTTTTTGTTTTATATTAGTATTTTTATTTATGCCAAGCTCTGTCCCATAATCATTAACCATTTTAGCTATTTCATCAGATTCATTGTTTATAAAATGATCAGCAGACATACTAATTTTTTGCCATTTACTTAATCTAGGGTCATAGTATTTATCTATTTCAATACTAGCTTTAGAACCTACACGCTGTAACAAAGGTTGAGCAGCAGCTCTAATAGCTTCTTTACCAGCATAAGCACTAGCTGTACCAATTCCAATGTTTCTTAATTGAGTATTAATAATGTTAGCACGCTGAGCTTCTTCTTGCTCTCTTTTATAATCTTCCATTATAGGAGGAAAATCTATTTGGTCTTTTTTATCTGGTGGAGCAAACGACATTACATTATCCTAGGATAAAGCATTTCTTCATCTTTATATTTTTTGACTTGTCTAGCTAATTGTTGATTAGGCAATCCAGTTAATTTTTCTACAACCCTAGAAGGATTTTCTACTAAACCACCTTTACCAAATATATCATAACCCATTCTACCAAACGGAAACATACTCCAAGCTATATAACTTGCATTAGTTGTTGAATCATCATTTATCATCCATTTAAACAAAGGAGGAAGAGCTCTAAATCCAGGAGGGGTTATTATCTGAAGAGGAGCAACAGCAGTAGGATAAGAACCATAAAATGCTCTACTCCTCTCTTTCTCATTACCAAAAGACCAATCTGCTAGGTCTTGCATCCAGCCATAAGGCTGAGGTAAAGTATTCTCAAACAAAGAATACATAAAGACGTTTGCCAACCCAAACATCATTAAGTCCATTGCAGCCATCCGTTTAAATCTTTCCATTTCTTGAGTACCTTCTTTGTACCCACGAAGCTTAGCCTCAGCCATAGCTTCTTTTCTAAATCTTACAGAGTTCCAAGCCCACAACTGGAATCTAGTCATCATTTTACCCATAGTAGAACGAGCAAATGCAGGTCTAAATGGTGCAGAATATAAAAACTGTGTAGATTTTACACCCTCCATACCAAATTTAATTAGTATTGGATCGTCAAAGTTTTTTATACCACCTTCAAAGTTTTGTCTAGCATGCAAATAATGAGCCATAAATGCGTCTCTACGAAGAGTTCTTTCAGGTCTACGCATAAACCACGCAGCTTTATTAAAAACGCTATCAGCTATACCATTAGCTCTAGCAATCTGTCTTAACGAAGTATCAGGAAGATTAGGGTCTCTTTTTATTTTCTTTACAGCTTCTTTCATGAAGTTAGCGAAACGTTCACCTTGAAATTTAGGGTTAAGCCCAGCTTCATAAAGCAAAAAGTCTTCTACAACACCTAAACTTTGTACCCATTTTTCTACATCTCTCATGTTATTCCATTCAGGGTTAACATTAGATTGTAAATATTTTATATTTCTAGCATTTTTAAAATTACCATATCCAGTATTAATTAAAGTATGGACACTACCACCGTAAAGGTTTGCAACAGCACTTTTAGGGTGAGCTAATAGAGTAGCTAACTGATACTTAGCCTCAAGATTACCCCATTTAGCAAGGTCACCAAAATCAATACCTTTTAACTCTTCAGGTAAGCCTCTTTCTTTAGCTTTACCTATGCCCATTTTCTTTCTTATTCCATTAATTCTATTCTTAACATTAGTATCGTTCCACCAAGCATAAGGAGTACCCTTTATTTTCATTCTTGGGTTATCGAGTACACTCTTAGGCAAGTTTTGATGATATCCAAGTGCATCTTGTGCGTACAAATTGTAAAAGTCTACCCAGTCAAATGTGTATTTAGGGTCTTTATGTTTTGCTAAACTTTCTTGTTGAAACTTATAAATATCTGATCGAACTTTTATTTGTGCAACATGCTTAAAATAATTATCTATCGCTTGTTTCATGTACATAGGAAATATTTCAGGTTCTACACTCCATCCAGGAATGTGTGAATCTCTTTTTTGTTGAGAACCTATTTGCCTGTTTTCTGTAAAACCTTTTATATTTTCTAGTTTCTTACCACTTCTGGTAGCTATTGACTTATAAGCTTCAGATACAGCACCATAAGCATCATTAATATCAGCAGAAGGTATAAAGTCTCCAGTAAGTTGTTTATAACTATGTATAGCTTGTTTAATTTCCTTCATACGTGCTTCTTTAGACATATAAGGATCGTTAGCTAATTCTTGTATAACTTTTTTAAGACCTTTAGCAGCAAGTTTAGGGTCTCCTGGAAGATGTGGCCAATAACCTTTACCTAAATCACCAGTAGTTCCAATGTTAATACCATCTAATATTTGTTTTTTAACTGCTTCTTGAGCTTTAGGAAAGTAAGATATCATTTGGCTTTTAGCAATTTCTCTTATTCCATCAATGCTTTCAGCCATGCTTATAGGTTTTCCTTCAAGTAAAGCTTTGTCTATTTTCTTTAAAAACTTTTCTACTATTAAATAATCTCCGTCAAAACCTTTTCTATCTCTAAGAGGTTTATATTCTGTATTCCAAAGAGTGTTTCCAAATTTGTCTTTTCCTGCTAACCATCCATAAGTTCTTTGTGTCCATTTATCAATAATCTTATTTATTTCTTTTACAACTTGTTTACCAGTTTTTTTAGATACTTTTCCGTCTTTACCTATAACGCTAAATTCTTGATTCTGTAACTCTTTCCAATTAGTTTCTTTTTGTATTTCAGCCCATTTATCATAATATTCTTTAGATTTAATATTATAAGCACTTTTATTTTCATTTTGTTTTATAATATCAGGTATGTTTTCTACTTCACGTTTTCTAACTGCTAATCTAAAAAATTTAGCACCATCAGGGATACCTTCTAAATAAGGTTGCAAATCTCTATCCCATTCTCTTTTTTGTTGTTCAAACATTTGAGTAGCTTGCTGTTGAGTAGCATACACACCAGATTGTAATTTTTCTATAGTAGCAGCAGGAGTTTTTATATTACTTCTAATCCACTCACCTTCTTTGTTTTTAAACAAACCACGTTGATCTATTAATTTTAAATCATATCTTAATGTATCTTTACCTATAGCTTTAGGAAACATTAACCAATGCCATCTGCTTATAGGTGCTTTATTATCTTTAGCTGGTCTCATAATACGTTGCCACCAAGTACCATCTCTAGTCATATTAAACCATCTGTCTAAAGTTTTAAAATCTTCTAATGACGCAGCATTTAAATCTTTTTTGACAAGCCATCTCATAAGTCCGTTTAAATCTACACTATTAACGCTGTTAAAATGCTTTAAATGGTCTTTTATTCTTAAAGCTAACTCAGCCTCAGCTTTATTTAATTTGCCCTCATTTAAGCCTATAAACGGCTCGTATTCATCTATTCTTTTTCTTTGAGCAGGAGTAAGCTCTGGGTCTTCTATAACTTTTTCAAAATCAGTTTCAATTTTTTCAGCTTCTTTTAAATTTTTAACTGAATCTATTTTTACTACACTAGTATCATATAGTTTTTGGTATTCGCTTAGCATTCGTTTTACACTAGAATCAGGAATAGCATCAGAATTATAACCCACTCTAGACAAGCTTGTTTTCTTGGAATCATGTATCATTGCATCAACTTGTTCTCTAACAGCTTCAGAAGGAGCTTCATCTCTTAATTTTTGTGCATCAAATTTTCTACCTCTAAATAAAGTGCCAAGCATAAACGCATCAAAAAGCTTAGCCTCTTGAGAATTAAGAGTCTTCTTTTCTTTCTTTATTTTAAAATCAATCTGAGCTTGATCAAGTGAAGCAGTTTGTTTTTCACCAGCAATTTTAATTCTAGCTGATTCTAAATAAGCCATTTCTATAGGGCCTAATAATACATCTTCTCTATCAATTTTTCTTGACTTTTTAGCTAAAAGTGCACTACTTTTCTTTAAATCATCTGCTTTTTTAGCTAAGAATCTTATTCTTTGAGTAGATATATTTTCACTTAAATCAGAAATAACTTTCATACTAGCAATATCGGAGAAATCATTAACAATAAAATCCTCAGCTTTTCTAACAATCTCGTTAAGATAACGTGCTCTTTGTTCAAGATTGTTATTATCAAAATCACGACGCTTATTGTAGCTCTTGAAAATATCAGTAAGAAATAAATTATTATTATATTTACTATTTTTAGGGTCTAATTGCTCTTTCATTCCTTCAGGAGTATGTAAACGATGTTTAAAAACAGCATCTACAACTTTACTTTTAGGAACAGCCATTGAGCTCCTGCCAAGTATGTCTTTTAATGCATCTAATTCTGGCAACCTTTTTTCATGATTTTTGTAAATATCAAAAAGTTTTGTTTCATTAACACGATTTAAAATACTATCACTCCAATCTAATCCTTTTAGATCAGTACCTATTTTAGTAAGAAAAGTGTTTCTATGTTCTTTTGGTATACCTGTTTTAAGATTATCTAAATTTTCTAATTTATTTTGTATTTCCCATAAATTAAAAGTTCTATTCTCAGCATAGTTTTTACTATATATAGCTTGATTTACATCTTTAATTTTATCTATAATAATTTTTCTATGACTATCTTCAATAAGATTTTTTTGTCTTAGAATAGGCTTACCTTTTTTATCAACAATCATATACTCAAACAATGCATCAGTTTGTTTTTTAAGCAACCCTTGGCCATATTTACCAAAGTTTAATCCAGCTTCATCCATAGGGTCAGAAGCAAAACCAACAGAAGCTCTAGTTAACCCTCTAAATGCTCTTAAATTTTTCTCTGCAGTTTTAGCTTTTATTCTTATCCTTATTGGTTTTTTTAATATATTAGAATAAACTTCTACAAACATTTGACCATTAGGCATAGACCTTATAGAAGAGTAAGCAGATTTAATATATGAAGATTGCGTAACAGCTATTCCTAATTGATTTCTTCCTTGAGAAGCTGCATCTGAAGCAATATTACGAGTTAAGGGAGAGAACTGAAGTGCTGGATTAGCAACATCATCCTTAGCTTTTCCTTGTGTAGTTAATTCCTGTCTATATGTTTTTGGTTTTTTAGGATCACTTAAAGGATTAATTGCATCTTTATTAGACTCTTCCATTCCGTTTTTAACATATTCATTTTTAGACCAATCAAATGCATCTTTCCATTCTTTTTTAAAACCCGAACCTTTACCATCAGAAGATTTACCACCAAAAAATATAAAAGCTTTGTCTCCATCAAGGTCTGCACCTCCAAGTGCTTCCATTGTTCTTCCATGTAATAAACTTCCAAAACCTCGTATACCAGTAAATCCTTTAAACTTTAATGCATGTGCACCAGACATAGAATCCATAGGTGTTCTTACAACTAATGCTCTAAATAATTCTTCTAAATCCTTATCACGCTTACCTTTACCTTCTTTTTCTCTAGCTAAACTTCTTTCATAGGCTTCCCATAATTCACCTAAAGGTTTCTTACCTTTTTGGCCTAACCCAGTTACATCTACCATTAATTTTTTAAATCCGTCATCTAAAAAGAATACATCATCTCTTTTTTCTAATATTCTAGTAATCCCTTCTTTAGACATACCAATTTCATAAGGTCTCATTCTAGAAACAGAACTGTTACCTATTTCAGGTCTAGTAATACTACTAACTAAATAATTTCTAATAACAGACATTCTATAATCACGATTAAATTTATGAGTAAATCCAGCTAAGCTATTATCAACAAGCTTAACAACTCTTTCGTGAACAGTTTCAAAATCAAGAGATTCATTTTTTATTTGCTCAAGTTGTTTATCTGTGTATTCTCCATCAGCTCTCATTTGCTCTACAACATCTCTATTTAATTTTTGTATTTTTGTATACACTTCATTAGTAAATTTTTCTAGCCCTGGTTTTTTTAATGCTTGAAGCATTTCGTGTACACCGATATTGTCAAGATTTTCTACCAACTCTTTGATTAAATTTTCTTTAGCTATGGGGTCTCTAGCGTATTCTGCTAGCTTGCCATTCATTTCAGGATTGCCTTCAATTCTTTTACCGCTAGTTTCTTGATACATATTTTCAAATATTTCAGTCATAGCTTCATTATATTCAGCTTCTGTCTTAAATGGAGCTTTTCTAGGGTCAAAAAAAGAAAATGGTGTATAATTAGTCCATAATTGTTTCAACATTCTTTGAGGTTTTAAATACTTATCACCAGTTTTTTCAGATAAAATTACTTTAATATCTTTTATTGGCAATTTGTAAGATTCGCCTACAACTCTAGGTGCATTCCTATACCATTCAAACTTACCTGGGTTTCTTTCACCTATTTGCTTAGCAGCTGATTTAGGTATAACTAAATGTATATTATTTTGCTGCATATACTTTTCCATTTTAGGAGTAACAGAATGTATCATATACTTGCCTAATAAAGCTCCATATTTAGGGCTAGGAGACACGATAAATGATTTATTGACTCCACCTTCGATTGGAAGCCCTGCCTGCTTATTTAAGCCATCTATAATATCAGAACGACCATATATTGCTCCATCACCCGTAGGAAACAACTCACTGTTTTTAGTTCCAATTAATTTTTGCCCTTCAGATGCCAAGTCTTCTACTATTTTTATATTTAGCTCATTGTTTTCTATATCCGATTTACCTTTTCTAGCTTTTTCAGTAGTCCTAATAATAACTTCAGGATCAGAACTGTAGCCAGATGTAAACCATATTTGTGACCTTTTATTAAAGCCTTTTGCATTTCCTATATATCTCCCCTCAGAACTACCTTTAACAATCTTAGATATATCTTTTAAGCCTCCCTCATAACCATTTAATCTTACAGTATATAAAGCATTAGATATATAAGCTCTATCAAAAAGTTTTTCTGCTTCTCTTTTATTTTTTAAACCACTAGAATACTTATCTACAAATTCTTGTCTTGATGTATTAATTTCTTTTAAATCTTTTTCACTTACCCCAGAACTTTTTAAATAATTTTTTAACTGTCTCATTGTATTTCTTGTAGCAGCAACAGTAGTAGGAGTTTCTGGATGATATTTTGTGAAATACATTCTTTCAGCATCTCCTCTACCACCATAATAATATTGTTTTTGAACATCATTCATATATGAAAACAATTTTCCAATTTCTTTATTAAATTGGTTTGTTCCAGATTGTTCTCCTAAAAATCTAGCTTCTTTAAAATTTCTAGCAGTCCCTTCAGACATTATTTTGCTTGTATTTAATTCTATTAAATAATCTTTGTATTTATTAAGACTGTACTCTTTTACACCAGTTGACGTATTTTTTACAACATGATCTAAGATTGAGTAAACACCTCGACTGCTTACTTTCCCAGGTTGTATTTTAGATAAATCTTCTAAATAAATTTCTTCTATTAACTTACGTTCTTGACTGAGCATTTTTCTATTTCCAGCAGCATTAACTGCGGAACCTGATTCGTCAAGCTTCATTGCTCTAGGAACTCCATTTTCAAAAGTAATCATTTCTACTGGAGAATCTTTAATCCTTCTAAAGCCTATATTAACCCAAAAATCTCTATCCTGTTTTGAAGAACTACTAAAACCTGGATGTTTTTCATTAATATAATCTACCATATCATCAGCAGGATTAATTTTATTTTTCTTACCTTTTCTAATTAACTGTAACCATTTATTGTTTAAATCACCAGCAATTAAAAGTCTTTCCCCTTTGCTACTATTGCTTAAATATTCAGACATATTATTGTCAACAAATGACTTAGCGTTTATAGAGATTCTATCAGGTATATTTTGTGGGTCTACATCTTCACCACTTAGTTCCATTTCTCTACGTTCTTCTTTTGTAAGGTTTCTTAAAGGTTCTCCTTCTTCGCCAAACTTAATAGTTGTTATCTTTTTCTCAGCCTCAATTAATTCTTTTGCTCTTACCTCTGCTTCTTGAGGAGAAATTCCTTTTACATTTTTTAATATGTCAGCAGCTAAACGATTAACAGGGTCTTGTTCTAGTTTTAATTGTTTTATAACAATATCTTTTCCTGGTTGATCTATCTTGTCCCAACCTTCTACAAACTCAGGGTCTTTTATTCCTCTTTCTCCTGTTATAGGGTCTTTTTGTTTTCTCATCTTTATAAGATGTTGTTGTGCCATACGTCTGTGGACTGGTAATTCATTCTTACCAAAATAAGCACCAAGTACATATTGATATATTTGCATAGGTGTAGTTTCACCACGCATAGTAGATGGTAAGCCTGTAAACAATGAACCAGCCAATGTTTTTAAAGCAGTATCTGCTTTAGGGCTACCAGTCTGAACAAGGTTACCAATACCTCTAAAAGCACCACCAGCTATAGCTCCGTGTTTAAATGCATCCATCATTTCATCTACACCACCTTGCCAAGAACTAACAGAGCTAGCAACACCTAAATGAAATGCTCCAGAAGCTACATCTTTAACTACGTTGCTTTGTAAAAACCCTGTAGCTGTTTTACCAGCAGCAGCACGAGCTTCAATAGCTCTACCATATATAGGGTTAACTATTTTTTTAACACCTTGCTCTGCTTTTCTAGCAGCTATCATAGGTACAGACATGCCTCTAGCAGCTCTAACTCCTGGTATATAGCCTACAAATCCAGCTAAGTGACCTAAGTTCCTAGCTATAGCTTCTGCGTCACCAACAGGAGGTTCTCCAGTTTTAAACGTAGTAAAGCCTTCAAAAAAACCTGACCCAGCTTGAGCCATTATACTTTTTGTTTTATCTATAAAATTTTTATTTGATTCTGCAAAGGGAAGTTTATAATACTCAGCATGTTGCTGAATAGCTTGAACGGTTTGTTCGTTAAATTGGTCAGGCTTTTGCTCGTAAAGCCTTTTAAAATTCTTTACCTGCTGAGGGGATAAGCTAGGTCTAAATCCTTGAGGGGTAGCCACACATTATTCCCGTTCAAGTATTTTATTATCAGAAAGAAGACCAGTTGCTGCAATGCTTCCTAATAATCCAGCTGCAATTTTACCTTTACTGCCCATTTTAGAAAGACCTTGTATAGCTCTTTGCGTTATTGTAGGCTTACCAATACCTCTAGATATTACTTGATCAATAGCACTTCTGCTACCTTTAACTGCTCTTTGTAAATCTGGATTATTATTTAATGCTATTCTTTGTGCTTGTTTTGCAGCTTCTCTTTTTTTAGCAACTTCTTTAACAGCGTCTTTATATTTATTAGTTCTTCTATCGCCAACAGCATCTTTTGCAATTTCTTGTGGACTTCTTCGTTTAATAACTCTTTTTCCGTTTTCAGTTACTGCTTTAAATCCTTGTGCTCTTAAATCTCTCATTGCTTCAATATTAGGTTTTGCAGGATTTATTCTACTATATAATCTTTCAGCAGCAATAGCTCCACCAGTTCCAATAGCTAAATCTTTAGCAATATCACCAACACCAATACCAGTATTTTCTCTTGGTATAATAGCATTATTTAAAGCATAATCATATAAATCAGGGTTTTCTTTTAATGTGTTTCTAATTTTTTTCTCACTAAAACCAGATTCAGTCATAGCTGCTATTTGATTAGCAAGATTCATATCATACATTTGTTTTCCCATTTGATATTTTTCTTGGAATACCATAGGGTCTATGCCTCTATTAGAAGGCATATTAGCACTAAGTTCGTTCCACAAATCAAATGGATCAGAAAAAGGCGTAGCTGCTTTAATTGCATCTATATTAACAGTATTGTCTGAGTTAAGCATTCTTGTTATAGGTAATGCTTGTTGTTGTATACGTTGATTAAAATTTATATTGGCATTGTTTACTTGCCTATCAGCACCTATTTGTGCGTTTCTATCTCTATCTAAAGCTTGTGCTAAAGGTGCATAAGCTGCCATTACTTGTTCTGCTCTTATTGACATAATATTAATTCCTAAACTTGTTAAATAAAGCCATTACACCTTTACCAGTCCCAGCAAGACCACCAGTAGTTAGTCCACTAACTTGCATTTGACCAAATTCATCTCTTGTCATTCCATCCATACCAGGCATTATTCCTTGTTTGTATAAAGCTCTTGGGTCTGCATTAGAATTTTTAAATTCTTCTAAATTTTTATTATATTCTTCTTCGTTAACCTGATAATCAGGTTGAGCATTAGGGTCAGTATAAGGATTTGCTTGAGGTTCGTTATAAAGCCCTCTGTCTTTTAATGCTTGTCTATAATTTACTTTATATTCATTGCCAATATCTTGACCAAACCCTTTAAGTTGATCCCAAATACTACCCATTTTTTTACTAGCTCCACCAAACATAGGAGTATTTACTTCTTGTAAGCTTGACATACCCATATTTCCTTGCTGTGTTCTTATATTAGGATTAAAAGATGGGTCTTTCATTAAAGCATGTATATCCATATTTGGTTTTATTTCATTAGGTTTTTCATAACCACCAGAAGCTAAAGCATTATCATCAAAAGTTGGAGTAGTAGGATTAGTTGGAGGAGTTGGATTCTCAGGCATTCCAGAACCTTTCATCATATTAAACAAACCACCTAAACTTCCAAACTTAAACACTAACTAAAAACCCTTCCTAAAAGACCCATTCCTGTTTTACCTAAAGCGTCTATACCCGCTCCAATTGTGCCTAATCCTTCTTGCCCCATCATTCCTTGACCTATGCCCATCATAGCTCCAGCTTGTCCTAGTCTAGCTTGCATTGCGTTTTGTCTTCCAGCTTGCATTTGTCTTGCTATGTTGCTGTCTATATCAGATTGTAACCTAGCTGCGTTGCCAAGACCTCCTTGAAAACTTTGATAAGCCTTATTAACGCCACTCTGTTTTAATCTGTTCTTAATAGCATTAGCTTGACTACCTCCCATACCCATCATCATAGCATCTTGTACGCCTTGGTTCCCAGCTTGTGTTGCTAAATCCATAGCTCCACCAGAATACTGATTAAAATTAGTCATTCTATCTATAAGACCTTGAGAGCCTGAAAATGTACTTCTTAAATTTGATTCGGAAGGTTGTGCCATTTTAGCAACGTCACCCATTGCTTTATGTCCTCGATACATACCATATGCACCTGCTAATAATCCTAGCATATTATATCTCCTAAGAATGGTTTTTTACCTTGCAATTTACGAAGGTATAGTCTATTTACAAATAGTTTTTTCATTATACTGCAGTCCATTGATATTGGTCTTTTGTGCTTTGTTGTGTAATGTTCCAAGTAGTATTGTATGTATTATTTAACCAATCAAAACCACCTTCATAATCTACAGCATTGCTAGAATTGCCAAGTATTTTACTATAATAAGTCCCAGGATTTGCTTCTGCTATATTCCAAACATATGGTGTTAATTCTGCTCCTGATGCATTAATATTAACATCTAAACTTGATAATACTTTTTCACCAGAAGATGTACCTCCCATATATTCCCCAACATCACCTTTTACTTTTATCCAAAATTGACCTCTACCCTCACTTGCATTGCCTGGCGTTTGTGTATTATTCAATGCAACACTACTACCAATTTTAAAGCTAGCCCACATCGCAGTATTTTCTTCATCTCCTTCTCCACAATCATCGTCTAATTTTACTTCACTGCCTGCACTAATATTAGAAGTAATCAAACCTAGCTTGCCTAAAGATAAATCAGATGGTGTACATAATGCCACTAAAGAGCCTCTGCATCTGTTTTAAGCAGTTGCCAATCTTCTTTTTCTTTTGTTAGCTCAGCAATTCTTTGTGTTAATAAATCTATTTCTGATTGTATTGCACTAGAACTAGGACATTGTGTTTTGCTATCGTCAAGCTCTGCTCCAGTATTTTGATCATATACTTTTTTTGTTATCCAGATTACATCATTTTCTTTTGATAATGAAACTTTGCTAGCTGTTTTAGAGTCTTTATATCCTATCATATTAAATCCATTTCCTTGCTTTTTGTAAAGCTTTTATTTGTCTTTGTTGTTCTTGTATTGCTTTTACTAATACGGGTACTACTTTAGCATAATCCACAGTTAAAAACGATTTATCTTCATTTAACCCTTCTCGTTCTTTCACTAATTCTGGAATAACTTTTTCTACCTCTTGAGCTATAAATCCTACATCATGAGTGTTATTATGTTTTCTATCCCAATCAAAATCAACAGCTCTTAATTTTAAAATATCTGATAAGCCGTATTTAGTATCAACAATATTTCTTTTTAATTTTCTATCTGAACCAATAGATGTTGAATAAGCTATAACATCTTGGTCGCAATGAACATTGCCATTGCTTTTAACTCTCATTCTTTCTACTACAGCACTACCACTATACGTTGAAAATTTTAACTCATAACTACTTTCTGATATAGTTGCATTGCCATTAGCCCATGTAAAGCCATAACCAGCAGACATATATTGCCAGCTATCCCAAACTGTAAAATTTTGAGGATTTTGACTAGTGTGTCCTATTGTAAGCTTCCCAGGTATATATAGGTTACCATTACCTTGTAAATTCATTATTGTTGTGTCATCATATCTTTTCCATACTTGACAATAATTACTACTATTGGCACCTGCTCTTACATAAACACCGTAACCGTTACTAGCAACATTGTAAATATCTAAAACAGAATTTGCAGATAAAGTGTTGCTGCTACTTTGAATTATTTTACTAGTTGTTCCACTAAAAGATAAATTCCCGCTAGTAACTGTTAGCTCACCAAAAGAAGTATTATCATAAGCCATAAATGAACCAGTGTTAGCAAAAGCCATTGATCCTAATTCTCTTTTACCGATTACATTGCTTCCATTTATCATAACAGCAGTTGCTTCAGAAGACTGGTCACTTAAACTGCTAAGTGTCAATCCTGTAAAAGTTGGTGCATTACTTGTCCCTATGCTTTGCCCTATAGAAACAGTAACCTTATCTGTGCTACCAACTACTGTGCTTACACCTGTTCCACCTTCTATGTCAAGCGTATTACCATGAGCTATAGTTTGATTGCTTCCACTATCTGCAGTTAATGTAAATGTAGTAAGTTGATTTGTATTAGTGTCAGTATTAAGAGCATTTAAAGTTATAGTGTGTACATTATTACTAGTACTTACTGAACCTGTACCATAGCTTCCTTCTTGCGTAACAATTTTTATTATTTGTGCGTCACTTACTTCAATATCAGGAAATAAATTAAAATCAGACATAAAGCTACCTGTAGATTTAATAGCTGCTGTATGCTGTGTTACACTACTTTCTGATATTCTAGCATCTACAAACGTACCTTGATTTATTTTACTTGTAGCTAATGCTGGTATTTGACTTGCTTGTAATCCACTTATATCTGAAACTACAAATGCAGTATTAACAAAAGCAGTTCCATTGTGTCTTAAATAATGACCAGCAGAAGGACTAGAAGTAGCCATATCGGTTAAAGTATTTGTACTAGCACTGGATATATACTGTCCAAGGTTAAGCATTGTTTCTAGCTGACTTAATGTTATTTCTTCTACATTACCAGTACCAGCTGTATCTCTACCTAAAAATGTATCAGTATTAATTTGTTGAAGCTTGGCATAAGTTACAGCATTATTAGTTATTTCTGCTGTATTTACAGCGTTATCAGCCATCATAGAGTTTTCTACTGCATTAGTAGCTATTGTAGCGTTTATTGTAGCAGAGCCACTACCACCAGTAATGTCTCCAGTAAAACTAAAATCCGTAGCATTATCATCTACATATTTTTTAGTAGCTAAATGTAAATCATTACTGGGGGCAACACTTGTTGGTGCAGCAGTAAATGGAACAGTTCCATCAGGTTTAATATAAGTTTCAGTAGAGCTAAAATTTATAGTTTCATCTTGCCCAGCATCATTGTTATCAGAAAACAATAACTCACGCTTAGCCCAACCATCACCAAACTTACCTTCAATAAAATATTTAGTACGATCTACGTCTTTAAATAATCTTATGTCACCATCTTTACCAGACGCACCGTCTCTGCTTTCTACTCCAGATTTATTATTTACTGCCTTTATTATATCATTAATATCATCGTACACCTGAGACCAAGCACGTTCATTCGATGATACCGATGGAGCTCTTTTAGATTTTAAATCAGACATTATCTAGGGCTTCGTTTTGTTCTAAATAATATCCCTACAGCACCGCATTCATCTCCAGCAGTATTAGAGTCTAACCTTACCTTGAGATTTGTTGCTTTTTGATTAACATCCATTCTATAAGTACCTCTAACTTGAGTATTAGATACTTGACTTCCAGCAGAAGGTTTGCTGCTATTTATAGTATAATTAGCTTTAATCCTAGAAGGTAACAATATTTTTTTAATACTTTTTTGCTGAGTATCGTTACCCATTGTTAAATCTTTAGATACCCAAGTCCATTGTCTTTTAGTGCTAGCGTGTCCTAAAAATTGAATAATAGATGTTCCATTACTTACATTTATAGTATTATCATCTAACGTATAAGAACCTTTAGGTTGTGCTGTACCTTCAGTGTCTCCAAATGATAGCAAATCCCATCTTTTTCTTGGTATGTTCCATGCCCAGGCATAAAAATTATTACCTGTTTTAAACGTAAAATATACGCTTCTACGCTTAGCATCATACATAGCCCTAGTATAGTAAGAGGTATCCCTGTTTTGCCAAGAATATGTAGAGTCACCTCTTACTATAGCTTCGCCTATTGGTTCTGCTGATTGTCCATTATGCTGATATATATTATTGTTATCAGCAAAAAATAAACCAAAGTCAGTAGAAACAATGGCATCATCATTTAGGCAGCCAACGCCTTCGAAGATATCCTCGATATATAAATCATTACCACCACGTATTCTATAAGTATTTGACTTATCAAATGCAAATACTCTTCCAGCAAAACTTATTAATGCTGTAGGAACTGTAGGTAGTTTAATAAAATCTACCACCCAATCAAACACATCAAACTTTCCAACCTTAGATACAAAGATATAGGTGCTTGCGTCATCGATATAACCTTCGTGAGCACAGTTGCCTATGTAATGTTGATTATTTAGTTGAGTTGATAGTGAGTAATTGGGTAGTGTAGCTTCTATACTTTCAGGTAGTCCAGATTCTGCTTCATACGAAGCTCCTTTTGTACCTGTGTCAATTATTGTTTGAGTTTTTCCAGATGTTCCAGAATCAGCCCATCCTGATGCAAATGTTAAAAATTTGACAAGCCTGTATACTGACACAGGTGCAGTAGCACTAGAAGCTGATGACTCAGCTCTATAAATTTTTATTCCAGAAGCTCTGTCAGGTATTTGAAATTTATCATTAATGGTTATAGCTATACTTGTATTAGTAGTTGTTCCTGCATCTATAACAGTTTCTAAAGAAGGATTAGATTCTTGATATCCATCATACATCATACTAATTTTATAAAAATATGTATATCCATTCTGAAGTTCTGACGTAGTGCTTGAAACATCGCTAGCTGCTAAACTTATTAAACTATTATCTTTAAAAAATACCCAACTACTTGCACTTGTAAATGTTTTTGGAAGCTTATCCATTCCAGATGTTCCTGATTGTCTTAACAATACAAAGTTTGTACCATCTGCTGAATAAGTACTTCCTGTTGATGCAGTGCTTGAAACATATCCAAAATGAACATTAACACCTAATCTATTTATTTGACCAGATGGTGCAACATCGTATAGTATTTCTTGGGTAGGCCCTGTAGCATTGTTTGCAACTAAATGACGAACGTTGTAGGGGCTACTACTACCATCAGAAGAAGTCCAACTTGTAGCTAGATCAACAGATAGCTTTTGTACAGCATCTCCTTTTGTTAAATATATTTCACTAGGATTTGTACTAAGACTATCTACTCCAATACTAGTTATATCACAAGTAGTGAAAGCCTGGATTCCTTGTTCAAAATTAGTTGCAGTTCCATTAGCATTATTAGGATGATATACATTTGTTATTGGAACAAAATCTCCACCAGAATTATTTGTTCCAGCACTATGGTTATTTTTAATTCTATGCAAAGCTAAGGTTATAGGTTTAGTTACAGATTCAACTTTAGCAAGATTATCCGCACCTGTTATATCATCTCCATCTCTGTTAAGCCATCTTACAGCATAATAATCCCCAGCTCCGCCTTCTGTATTCCCACTGTTTTCATACCTAGCTAGCCAATATATAGCAGCATTATCGTTAGTTTTTAAAAGACTCCTGGGGAATGTTTCTTGAATACTATTAGTAGTAGGATTTATATCATTTGCATCAAAAGCACCAAAGCTATCTTGCTCAAATTCAACCCAAGTTCCAACAGTATCTTTATCGCCTCCTTGCATATTAGGCATCATATTTGTAGGAGTTACTGTAGCACTACTACCACTATCTGTAATTTTAAATAACAACTTAACACCAGAATCTGTATTTCCAGTAGCAGGTCTTTTAGTATCGTAATGGCAAGCAAGCCATATAGTGCTTCCTGTGCTTGTATATTCTATATCTGTATAATTACTTCCTGAAGGCCCAGCGTAAGTTCCTAAAGTATAAGTTACTGCTTTTGTGCTTAAATCTGATGTTGCAACTTTGTAAACTATTCCATCCCCAACTTTATCTAAAACAAATAAATTTCCACTACCATCAGTACAAATTGATCTTAAATTTGAAAACGTTCCTAATATAGAAGTAGATACAGCACTTCCTCCGCTAGCATCATTAGAGCCATCAAGTTTCCATATTTGAGTACCACCAAGCTCTATTCCATATATATGACCATCGCTTCCACCTTTAACTACTTTATACATAAAAGGAACAGATGAAGGATACTTTACTTCAGCATCTTCAACTATAAGTTTTTTTGCACTTTGAGTCAAACCTTTATGATTAGTATAGCCAGCCCATTTAGGTTTATTGGTAAGTCCTAACCCCACATGAACTTCTTTATTATTATTTTCCATAGCAACATTATCAAGAGGAGTATCTTGAAATGTTATTCCATTGTTTACAGAAAAAGGAGTAGAACTTGGGTCTAGTATTGGATTTGTGTTTTGAGCATCTTGTATAAAATGAAGTTTGTTTGTATCGTCTTCCCAAGCTACAACATCTTCACTTATGTTTCCAGAGCTATCAGCTCTTTTAATTACTGTAGCTTTATCTATGTCTACAGTAGCAGTAGAACCACTAGAGCTTCCATTTTTTGAGGTTTTAGTTACATTAATAGGTGCTCCTTGTAAAGCACCATCTTTGTGAACACAATCAAGGTTTATAGAAAAACTGGCAGACTGCTCAGGTGTATCCGTAGCATCAGGAGTGGTAACTGTACCATTCTGAAATTTATTTATCTCAAGCAGTTGTTTTGCCATTATAATATACCTTCTCTTAATTGCCTAATTAATAATTCTAAATCTTCGCTTGTAAATTGTCCTTTTAATGGAGATTTTCTTTTAGCAAGTGGGCCCAATCCTTCTAAATTAGGTTTGCTTTCAAATCGAGATAATTTAAAAGGCATATTTCCTTTTAATCCAGTTTTATCTTTGATCCACCTGTCTAAATAAAGCTTGTATTTTTTATTAAAATCAGCATTCACATTCCATTGTCTAGTATTTAGTTTATATATATCTTTAACTTTTTGAGCAGTTTCAGGACTATCAAAAGCTTTTTGCACATTAGACTTAACATATTTTTGATTCCAGACTCTAGCTGCAACAGCTCTTGAAGCTCTTGGGTTTCTAGCTAAAGCTCGTGCTATATATGCTGCCTTACTAATCATTTTTATCCCTCTATAAGCTTACCCCACAATGAAGTCTTACCTTCTATGATGTTTATTACATGCACTGTAAATAAACCTTTATCAAAGTAATCTACCACTGCAAAGGCATGTGCCCAGTTGTGTTGTCTACCGCCAAGCCAAGCATTCTTTTCAGATGTCATATCTTTTAAACATCCTATTGACCAAGCAGATTTTACTCCGTCAAGGTGAGTTACACTACTCTGTTGTAAGTCATGATGATGTCCATACATTACATTAGCACCTAATCTAATTAGATGGTTTCTAGTATGTTGTACACCAGCAAAATGATGACCGTGATAATAGTTTAAACTACCCATCTTTAGATACTTACCAGCAGGATAATACTTGTATCCTCTTTCATCAATCTTTAATGCTTTTTTGCATTTGTATTGAGTAAGATAAGGGTTTTCCATCACAAATCTATCTAACCATTCATCATGATTTCCTTGTGTAAAGTATTTCTCTTTACAGTTTACCTTATCAAGAGCTTCATCTATTCTGTCAAGCCCTTTATTTACTTCA